TTTTTATTTCAAACTTCGTATTCTTTCCAAACATTTTTCCAACTTTTCTTTTCTAACAATCTTCTAATAGCCTGTGTAGTCATATTGTGTTGAGGCGCTTTTTGTAAACAATAAGCCCACATATAAGACATAGGTTTACCGTTTTTTTGTATTTGACCCACATTATCTATCTTCGGACTAGATATAAAATCTTCTATAATCTCCCTAACCAAATCTTCGTTTAGTATGGATTTTGGATTATCGGAACCTATGAATCTGTGTTTATCAATCCATTCTTCGTTGGGTGTCCAATAACCGGATTTACCTTTGTTCCACGGCACAAATCCATCTTTCGCTTTACTCATTCTTTCCCTACTCTCTTTGCTATAAACATATCCAAGAGTATTGAACCTTGAACTATCATAATGATTACCTTTACCGTGTAATGTTGTATTCAATCCATTTTTATATGTATCAAAAACGGTGATATATATTTCTTCAGCATCTTCACAGTTTTTATATTCACTTTCAAATAGTATTTCGGTGTGTTTTATTCCGACCGAAAATCTTGGTGATCGGATATGTTGTTGTATCCGACGCTTCAGATTATTGGTAATACCAACATATTCTAATCCATCGTTTCTTGTTATCTTATAAACACAGGCCATAGGATACCTCCTATACCTATTTAGTAATCCTATGAACTCACATCCATCATTTCATAAAGTTTTTCCATAGTTATTTTCTGTATTTCACCGGTGTCTTTGTTTTTTATGTCTACTATAGTATCTCCGGTTACACAACCAAACTCTTGGTCAAACTGTCTTTGACTGGTGTTACGAATGGTTTGTTCCGCCCATGCGGCATCTCTACCTGGCACCAGAGACCAATGGATTTCAATACTCTTATAGTCTGATCTACCTTCTATGGCATCCATCCACATACGGTAGAATAGATTCATACCGTTTGGTGTAGAAACAATGATAACCTTGGAACTTTTACCAGAAGAAATAGTAGGATAGGTTGAACTAAAGAACTCTTCAGCAATATTATTAGGAACGAACGCAAACTCATCTAAAAAGATAATGTTAAACGAGAAACCACGGACAGAACTGCCTGAGGTGGAATCTGCCAGAACTCTAGAACCATTGGCGAGATGAATAGAACCTTTGTTCCATTCTTTGATACCTTGTTTAAGAAACATAGGTAGATACTCAAAGGCCAGTTTAAGTTTCTGTAACAACTCTCTTGCGGTTGGCGCACGGTTTGCCAAGATGGCAATCATAATATTTTCATTAAACAAAACTTGGTGTAACAAATATGCCACACTTGTGGTTGACTTTCCAACCTGCCGAGGTAATTTACAGATGGCGAAGCGGTTATCATGGAAAGTATTCAACATATCTTTCTGAAAGTTCCACATCTCAAATGGCATAAGACCACGATCAACATTGACGATCTTGATATATTTTGTAGCAAAGTAAACAGGATCCGCTTCACATTTCATATACTCATTAAGTTCATGTTGAGTAAATGAATGGCGGTATTGTTCTGATGGTAAATTGGGGTTATTCTGATAACTAAACGGAAGACGAGCCATCTTCTTCTTTCTTTTTCTTTATAGCAGATAGAAGTTCGGCAGCCGAACCGACAAAAACGGCTTGTTCAACATTAATGGATTCAGTATTCTTCACTCTTGGGTCGGCAGATGGATCTGGACCCTTAAGATCCTTCGTCATTTTCTGAACATTATATAGGTCTTTGGTTGTATCTGCCACCGTTTTAATTAGTGTAGAAACAACCTCATAACCTCTAGCACTTTCATTCTGTCTAGCAATAGTGGAGATTTCATCAATTGCTTCGTTACCTTTAACAATAAGGTTTCTTAAAACACTACGGGCCAGACGGTAATCATCTTCTTGGTCTTGAGCGGTATCAATAGGTTCTTCAGGAAGAGAATAGGTAACTATTTCTTTTTTACTATCTGAAGTCACATGTTCAATGTCCAAAGACTTGGACAGATTATCATCTACACCCATAATTCACACCTTTACACTAATCTAATTCTTATTATTCCTGATGCGTTATAATACATTTCTTTCAAAGCAACACTACCGTTTGCTGAAGCATCGGTATCATCAGTATATGGACCTTTTAAGGTATTAACAACGATAGTATTATTAACAGTTAATGTACCGTTAAAGGTACCTGTAGTATTTTGTAATGCTGTATTCGCCTTGTTGAATGATGCTGTAGTATTGGTAGAAACACCATAAGCAAAAGTATTAACATTAGCAAGATCAGATGATAATGCATAAGGTACAAGATTTATAGTATTGGCGTAGTTATAGGCGCCGTTTGCTAAGTCATAAGCAGCATTTGCCTTGGTAAATGCTGGAACAACATTAATTGTATTAGCATAAACATAGGCACCATTAGCAAGATCATAAGCAGCATTTGCCTTGGTAAATGCTGGAACAACATTGATAGTGTTAGCGTAGTTATAAGCACCATTGGCCAAATTATATGTGGAATTAGCATAATCAAAGGCAGCATTGGCAACACCAAATACAGAACCAAATTGTGTTAGTGTGGAATATGTTGCTGTTGTATAAGCATTAACGGCATTTGCCATAGCACCTGAATAATTATTAGCACCTATACCAGTATTATAAGCAAGGACATTGGCCGAATTGGCCTTATCAAAGGCGTCATTGGCGGTATCAAAAGAAGCATTAGCAGTATCATAAGATGAAATTGCTAAATCATATGCTGTGTTTGTTTTAGTAGATACAGCAGCAATAGGAATACTATTAGCCTTATTGAAAGCGGCGCCAGCAAGAGTTACACCAGAGTTTGCTCTACCAAAGGCAGCGTTGGCAATAAAATAACCATCATTTGCTGTACCAAAGGCAGCATTAGCAACCGAGAATCCGGCATTAGCGGTAACCATACCTGTATTGGTGATGATTACTTGTTGTAAGATTGCTATATTAGCACGATTATTTGCTAATGAGTTATAAACTTCTGAGAAGTTATTGTTTGTCTTTGAAAAGGATACACGAAGCGTATCGCCTGTTCCATCATTAGGAACTGTACCGATAGAAATTATTTCTTGTGACATAGTCGTTTAGATTCCTGCTGGTTTCTTACTATTTATGTTTCTGTGTCTGGCCATTCCGTGATATCAATATTATATCCATAATCATCACCTGGTTCGGCAGTAATAGGGTCTGGTTGTATTTTAATTTCTACCAATTTTAAAGGATTTACAACAAATGATGATAAGGTACAAACAGCATTAGTTGAAACAGCATGAATACTAGTATTAACCTTAAACTGTCCTTGTGTAGCACCTATAGTCATTATATTGGTATTAGAACTATAATCCATCATAATACCATATGCTCTAGCTGTATTATAATTTTCTCCTTGATATACCATATCATCGGATTTGAAAATACCGCTAGTATTGGCAGTGTTAATTCTTGTGATATATCCTGATTTCAGTGAAGGATCATTATAGATATTCGCATAAACGGTACGAATGATTTTTGGATAAGAGATCGGACCATAAAAATGCATCTTCATGGTAAAGTTAAGAGTCCAATAAACATATCTCACTGAATCAAAGTTACCCTCATATTCAATGTTATTTGTTACATTGTTTAGTATGATTGGAATATCTTTAACAAATCCAAGATCAGGCACCATATTAGCGGCAACTGTGAAATCTGGATTAAAGAAAGGCATAATTTGTTCTACAATATGAGTACCGTCATCAATGTTACGAGCATAAACATTGAGAGCAAAGTTTAAATCATATGGAACACCCATATATGCTGCCGTAGCCGAAGCACCTGTTGCTGGCTTAGCAGATTTTAATAATGAGTTTTGTTTTCTTGAAGCATCGTAGGAAATACCTGTGATTTCAAAAGACATTCTAGGTAGAATAGTCTGAACCTGACGCATTAGGTCCGGATCAGAAAAGATACGAGTAACCATCTTTTCTTTAGGAGCATAAATGATAGGAACAAGAAAACGGTTAAACTCTTTACCTGTTGTATTGCTTTTACGAATAATGGAAATATCATCAAACATTCTACCGAATAGAATGACTGCCTTACGAGTTAATTGATGATAAAAGTGTTTATTACCGAGCATTAAGGTTTTCCAAACGGATTAATTTCACTCAAATCTAAAATGAGTGTCGTATCTGTATTAAAGTCATCGTTATTAAAGAAGTCATTCGGAACAAGGTCTAGTTTTTCATCACCAACTGAAATTGTATTAAATCTGGCCGTTGATGTATTACCATATAAATTAGTGTTAGCAGCAAATGTTCCTGCAATGTCGTGAATAAGCATAGTGCCATTGGCAGCATACCATTCACTAATAGTGGCTTTTGCTGTATTATTGGCCCATGTTCCATCAGGACTTTGGAATACAATTTCATTGTCTATAAATGCTCTTACACCTGTAGTTGCCAGATTGAGTTTCATTGTATAGGCGTTATCTTCACCGATCTGATCAATATCTTCAACACCAGTATCCATGATTTCTTCTGAGAAGCGGAAGTCCTCACAACGCATTTCATAGACGAATGGTTGTCTATTACCTACGGAATAAAACATCAACTTCTTTTCAATAAACTTAATCTCAAACATACGATGCATAAGAGGAACCCAAACAAGGTCCCCTTCTTGAGGCCGTTCTCTTAGTGTAGATGGAATAATCTTAGAAAATGATCTGCGTGAAAGAATAAAGTTAGAACTATCTCTAATTTCTAAACCAAACTTAGAAAAGAAATCTCCGTCACCTTCAAAACCTTCAACATTAGCAATATAGGCCTCAACCATGTAGGCGCGATTGAATATAACTTTGGTGGCCTCTCCGAAAATCATATCCATATTATCAAATGATTCTCTAGGAATATACCATACATTATGGCCCATGATTTGAATGGATTCTACAATAACATCTTCCATCAACCGATGTTCGTTATTGAACCTATTTTCACCTGGAAAGTTGTTAAAGTATCCGTTAACGGGCATATACTATCCTACCAAAAATACTGGTGGTTGTTCATAAGTATTTCTAATTTCTTGCTCTGATTCCATAATCTCTTTTGTCGCCTCATCAAAGATTTGCTGACCGTCTAGTGTAATACCACCAGGTAACTGCATACCCTTGAACTTTTTCATGTTCTGGCCCCACTGTTTTTTAACATAAGAAGTGGCTAACTTTTTCAACATACGATCATTCCAAACTTTAGTATATGCTACAGGATCGGTTATAATCATTCCTTCAACCACAATCCATTCACCAACTTCAACATCGGTTGCCCAAGAATGATCAATATAAAGACGATTGTTAATTTTATTAAAACGAACAGGTGTCTGTCCTGTAAAAATAAGATCCAATGTGGCAAGATGCTGCATAGTTAAAGCATAGTTTGTATAAGATGTTGATGAAAGATCCCAAAGATCGTTTAGACGGAGTTGATAACGAAGGTCAAACATATTCATAGCCATGTTATTTCCGCCAATAGGAAATATTTTAACAGCGCCAATAACACTTTCGCTCATTTGTATCCAACCATTGGCCTTATTATCAGAGGTTACTTGGTGTTTTAGATAAGCGCGTTCTGTTCCGTCAAAATGAAACTCGTTCCAATACTCAAATGCTAGTTCTACAGCATCATCAACCTGGACATCATCAACATTGATCTGAACAACAGGATATCCTAACTGTCTTAAACAGAAATCCTTTAATTCTTCTTTATTTGCTGGTTTAGTCTGAGACATATCTTGACCTTCTACATGCTTTGCTATATATTTATATAACTTGGTAATGGAGTTTCGGAATGAAAATCGGTCTTATTGGTGATCATATAACTGACATCTATATTTATGGAAAAATGAATCGGTTCTCTCCAGAGTCTCCTCTTCCTATCTTTGATATTACCCGAGAAGAATGTAAGGCCGGTGGTGCCTCTAATGTTAATAATAACCTAATGGCCTTAGGTGCTTATGTTGATTATTTCTTTGATAATAAAGAATATAGCACCAAAAAACGATATGTATGCGATAACCATATTATGTTCCGTGTGGATGAAGATAAGACAAGCACCGCAGATATTTCTCAAATAGAATTTCCTGAAGAAACCAAATATGTCATTCTCTCCGATTATAATAAAGGCGTTCTCTCTAAAAGTCAGCAGTTAGTTCATTCTCTAAAAGAACAAGGTAAGATTGTTATAGTTGATCCAAAGAAAAGTTTGGTTAACTATGAAAGTGCCGATATTGTAAAACTTAATGAGTCCGAATATCATAGATTTTCTATGATTGAAGGTGGTTATCAAGATACAAGAAAGTTTTATAACATAGGAACACTTGTTATAACAAAAGGTGGTGAAGGTGTTACTATTGTATCGGAAGATGGTATACAGAACATTCCAGGTCATTCTACGCAGGTCTCCGATGTAACTGGTGCTGGTGATGTGTTTATTGCTGCTATGACTTATTATCTCGCCAAAGGTAAATCAATCTATAATGCCTGTGAGTTGGCTAATAAGTTGGCATCTTTATCCGTTTGTAAGTTCGGAACATATACATTAACACAAGAAGATATTCGTTCTGTAGAAAAGAAAGTAGTATTCACTAACGGATGTTTTGACTTTATTCACCGAGGCCATGTTACATATCTTGAAAAGTCAA